TGTAATACTATCTATAGTATTAAGATTAGCTCTCATAACACAGTTAGCCACAGCTCCTGATTTTCTCATTCTAATAACATATCTAAAAGCATCTCCTGTTGTAAAAGTATTAGCTGGTATTAACACAGATAAAGATTGTGAAATAGAAGTAGAGCCCGTCACTAATAACCCATCATTAAGATTTTTAATAGAAACATAATTACTTGATCCAAAACCTGAAGCTGCAGCTGAAGCAGATATAAATGTGGGATTAATATATGAAGCTGTTATAGCTAAACTAGCTGTTGATACAAAACTAGCAGTTGTAGCAAAGCTAGCAGTTGTTGCTAAACTAGCTGTTCCTAATAATGATCCAGTAAATGATGATAAAATTCTAGGTACAACAAATGTAGACCCAGTAAAATACATACTATCACTATTATATAATGCTGTATATATACCAGATGGATCTATTTGACTAGTGTATGTTAAATATGCTGGTCCATTTACTGCTTCTCTATCAACTAATACAAAACTAGCAGATTGAGCTAAAGTAGCATACGATGAGGTTCCTATAAATCCATTAGCGTATATTTCTCTAGCAAAATAACCATACCTAAAACGATTAGTGACTGAAATACCTAAATCAACTGAATCATCAGTTGTAGGATAAAATGTACCATCATCCCAAGTTATACTATTATTGAGTGTTCTATTTTCCCAATTTATACTTGTATTTCCTGAGCTGTCAATTAAAGATCTACTAACTGAATTAATATTATTTGGTATTAATAAAGAACCATTTATAGTTAAACTACCTGTTATATTAGTATTACTATTAATATTAACTAAAGTACCATTATCTGATATATTACTATCATTTAAATGTTCATTACCTTTACCTTTAGGTATTCTATTTAATGTTAAATAAGTTTCATTACCTAAATTATTATAAGTTTCAGGCCCTAAAACAAAATGAGAAGAAGTAATATTAATACCATCTCCTCTATGAACAAATATAAATTCATCTTGAACTGAATCATATAAAAATGAAGCAGATGTTAAAGGAGATGATCCTGAATCTATAACTGCTAATCCTCCAAATCTTACACTTGGTGTTAATGTATTTACTGTTATTAAATTTGTACCAATATTAAGAGTTGATTCGGAAATATATTGTATAGATGTTGTACCTAAAACAGTTAAATTACTTGTGATTGTTAATGATCCTGTAATGGTTTGATTGCCAAATATTGTTAAATTTTGATTTAATGGGCTATTAATATATGAAGATGTTAAAGCATTATTAGCCCAAGAAGATGTTATTTGATAAGTCCCTACAGGTAAAAAAGAAGCAGTTTGTGAATTTACAGCATTTGTAGCCCAACTAGCTGTTCCTTGTAAATTACCTATAAAACTACCACTAAATGATCCTGTATTATAAGAAGAAGTAAAATTGTTAAAACTAGAAGTTGTAATAAAAGTTCCTGACACTGCTGTAAAGACAGGGTCTGTTTCTTTATAATAAGATGAGGTTGAAGCATGAGAAGCACTTACAGCCCAACTACTTGTTCCTAATAAACTACCAGTAAATGAGCCAGTAAAACTGCCTGTATTATACGATGCAGTGAAGGTATTAATACTAGAAGTAAAGCTGTTTATACTAGCTGTAAACGCGTTAAAACTAGAAGTAGTTACTAAAGACCCAGTATCAAAACTTACATTTGCATTTTGAACAAATGAAGCTGTAGCAGCATATGAGGAAGAAATAGCTACAGACGCGGTAGCCGCATATGAAGCACTTAAAGGATTAGTTAATTGTTCTTTTCTTATTATACTCATTGTTATACAAATTTACCTATTGCTACTACTTCATCCCCAGACTGTAATGTGAAACCTAAATTAGTTGTATTAACTATTAAAGTACAAGTACTATCTCCGTTGTCTACAAAAGAAGTTACAGCGTTAGGTTCTACTAATTGTCCATTAACATAAAAAAGAAATGAACTAGCACTTGTAGCTGGTAGTCCTGAAGGCGCTGTTAAAAATGAAGCACTAAATGAGGCCTCATTAGTTTTAACTATAAAAGCTTGTACTGCTTTATTTGTATTTAAATAATCTAATACCACTTGTGTTGTTCCTGATACTATTGTTGTATTGTTTACTATATTAGGTGAATCAATTATAGTTGATAATCCTCCACCTTGTGTTTGTGCTCTATTAACTGTAGTGTTAAATTGTTCTTTATCACCTTGAACTGTCTCTAAAGTAAATGTTAATTTATTTTTGTTAGAGAATTTCTTTATAGCATTTAAATCTTTTTGAGGCACATCAGGTATAATATATCCATATAAGGTTATAGTTAAAGCACATTTTACTATTCTTTCAGTGTTATCTGATAACTCAGTTGTAGGAGTAAGTGTACTTATAGTTGCTTTAAATTTAAAACGTTCAGGATCACCCCAATATGAATCTGAAGCATATTCTAATGCTTCCATTATTTTATTTAACTGATCATTATAATAAGTGAATATTACACAATCATATGTTATATTTAAATAATCTGGTACTACAGTAGCATAATATGTTTTTTCTGGAGTAACATTATTTAAAATATTAAACTTACTATATTCATTTTGTTTACTATAACGCTTACCATAAACTGAGATGTTATGAGGATCATTAGCATCTAATTTATTAGTTAAATTTCTAACTTTCTCAATATTATTTTTCTTAAACATGATAAGAGGAGCCATTATCTTACCATTTAAATCTCTATAATAACCATCCTTTTGAAATGATTTCCATTTCTCAGGTGATCCATAAATTACAGGTACAGGTAATCTTTCACCATTCTGTATTACAAAAGGTTTAATAACATTTTGAAAATAATACATTACTGATTCATCTATATCTTGAATTCCAATAGATAAAGGTTTAACTGTATCGTTTCTAAAAGAAGTTTGCTCTGCTCTATTAGGATTTCCACTATTGTTAGGATTACCTGTAGGAGAAAAACCAGGCGCCCCTACTGAAGGAACATACGGTTCCTGTAAGGATTCACTTATTTCTTTTTGAGTTTTTGGTATTGGTTTTCTTCCTTTTGCCATTATAATCTTTGTTTAGTAATATTTACTCTGTCAGCTGGAACGTAGTGAGTTTCACATATAACACTAACATTGTAACCAAATTGTTCTAATCCTGGGTTTAATGGATTAACATTATATGGGTAATCAGGATCTTTACCTACAAAGTATTGAGTATCATAAGAATTATCTATTTCAAAATAGCTTTCTTGATATAAAATAATATCTCCAATTTGAGGAACAACATTAGCATCTACTAGATCATCTCTTAAAAATGCTACTTTAATACTCCAATTGAAATCAACCCCTAATTCACTTGTACCATCTGTTTTATTTTCAATAGTAATAAGAGAATTTAATAATACAGGACCATCATAGTATTTACCTCCTGATGCTTCTCCATACATGTTCACTATAGTTTTATCTAAAACAAACTTATATAAAGCACATTGTTGAGTAATAATGTCCCCTAACAACTCTCTATTGAGATGTCTAAACATTGATATATCTCTTGCTTTTCCAAATAATGCCATATTATCCTATGAATATTACCATTGGTACGTTTGCAATTTCTTTATTTCTGTAATCAGATTCTAATGATCTTCTTTCAAGTAATGCTTGTTTAGAAGTCTCATCAAAATATCCTCTTAAACGTTCTATTAAAGCTTGTTTTTCAGCGGTAGCAGCTGCTAATAAGTCAGCTTGGTTTAATGTCACCTCTCTATCTGGAATTGGAACTGTACTATATTTACCTCGGTTGTAACCAAGTATTTCTTTAACTAAAGCTAAAGTAAATTCAAATATCCATTGACGACCAACTGAATTAATTTGAGCATAAACTGGGTTAGTATATGGAACATTTGAAACATTAGTTACACTTCCGCTACCTACCTGTTCTATACTATTATTTATTCTATCAGTTACCTTAATATATTCAAACCATAAATAACCTTGTCTAGAATCAAAAGCTGATGGGATAGGGAATATTGTTAAATTATTATTTATTATTTCAAATGTATATTGAGATAAACGAATTGTATTACTTAATTCTATACCTTGAATCACTCCAGCATCATAAGCTACAGGCATCATTAAATAACCACCACCATACCCACCTCCGTACATACCACCATATAAACCAGCGGCAGGTACACCTCCTAAACCAGCGAATCCACCAAACGGTGCATACATTTGATTAATAGCAGGTACATCTTGATAAAATACTCTTTTAATTTCAATTCCACCTGATATGCTTTGACTAATAGCCCATTCTTTCATATCGTAAGTTTGTTGACCAGGTACTAAAGTTAATGAACCACTATACCAAGTTACATTTCCACCTACACCTGCTTCTTCTCCATATTGTTGAGATAATTTAATTATATATCCTAAATTAGGAGTTATAATAGTATTATTAATAGGTGTAGCGGTTGATGCTCCTTCTAAAGTAAGCATATTATCTCTTACTTGATAAGCATATAATTCATTACCATAAACTGTAACTGCTTCTTCAAATGCAGCCCAAAAGTTTATATCTTGTAATTCAATATCAGTAATAGGATAACCTAATCTTCTAGCACAGAAATTAGCTACTTTATCTGCATCTGTTTTAAATTGAGCATCACTATCATAAAATCCAAATGGAGTAGGAGGATTTCCTGATGAGGCAGAGGCATAATAAGAAGCAGAATAAGCAGCAAATGAGCTAGATCCTGGCCAAATAGGAATATTCATGTGTTTGTTTTAATTATAAATATTTAATCTCTATAATCTGAGTATAGTTTAAGAATTGGTTCTACTATTTCATGACGGTGATTTGTTTTTAAGGTAAATATTTTTACTCCTTTAATATTTTCTTCTAAACGAGTAAAGAATCCAATACCACTGTCTTTTTTAGTTTTTAAGTCTGTTTGAGTTATATCTCCACAAAATACCATCTTACCACCTTTACCTAAACGACCTAAAATCATTTCAGTTTGTCCATGAGTGATATTTTGACATTCATCTACTATTACAAAAGCATTAGGAAATGTTCTACCTCTCATAAATGCAAAAGGTACAATTTCAATAACATTGTCTCTAATCATTTTATCTATTTTTTCTTTATCATATAACATATAAAGATTAGCATAGATAGGAGCTAACCATGGATCCATTTTTTCTTTTAAGTCACCTGGTAAGAATCCTATTTCTTCTTTAGCTACAGTAGGTCGAGTTATAATAATTCGCTCAACATCTTTTTTAAATACCATATCTAAAGCTACCTGACATGCTACAAGTGTTTTACCACTACCAGCCATACCTTTTAATAATGTAACTGGATTTTCTAAAATTAGTTGTTTAGCTGCTTTTTGTTCTTCATTTAATGTAATTTTAAATGTGATTGGATTTTTAGGCTTCCTCTTTTCTTTGAAGATATTTTGTGCCTCTTCACTTCTGTTGAAATCTGTCATGACTTATTTTGTTGATAAATATTAAAAAAGAACAAAAAAGCCCAGATTACTCTGGGCTTAATTGTTAGATATTAGATCTAAGAGGTTAGATTAAAGGGTGTTTAATCCACTAACGTAAACCTTACCATAGAATTCAGGACGTAACATCTTCTTAGCGTAACGAGTTAATAGACCTTTACGTGGTGTGAAGGTTGTTGGATCGTAGATAAGAGGAGTCATGATTAATGGAATGTAAGGAGCAAATACAGCACCTGCTTCTAAGAATTGCTTACCACGGAAACCAATCAAGATTGTATTTTCAGTCATGTAAGGGTTCTTATAGATAGTGTAACGGCTGTTGAATTGACCAGCTTTTTGTACACCAAATGCGTATTCCATATCAGCAGCATCACCGTTGCTATTAGAAGCAAATCCTGGGATTGATTCAACAATAGTAGCTACAGTTGGTGACATTACTAAGAAGTTAGCACCACCACGTAGAGTTAATTGGTGAATTTTGTTACTTAACTTTTGGAACTTAGTACCAAGAGTTTGGAACCATGCACCTTGAGTGTTGTAGAATCCTAAGCTAGCTGTGAAGTCAGTTCCACCAGCATTTAATGTAGTGTTGTTAACTGCGCTCCAGTACTCAGTACCAGCAGCAGCGTCTTCAATTAACATATCAAGAATTTCTAAGTCAATTTCTAATGAAATGTACTCAGACATGATGTTTGTTAATTCAGCTTCTGCATCTAAGTTTTGGTAAGCGTTTAAGTCTTGAGCGAACTCAGGAGTCCAAACTGCTTTTAACTTTTTAGTTTTAGCTGTAATCGCTTGTGATTGCATACTGATGTTAATTTCTGGGATAGAAATCGAAGTAGCACTTTCAGCGTTAGGAACTGAGAAAGTACCAGCTTCTGTATCTTCGAAATCACCACGATATTGATCAGTAGTAGCTTTGTTATATTCAACTAAAGCTGTACCTGTTGGTAAAGCAGAAGCTGAAACAACGAATGTAATTACTGTTCCACCTGAAGTGTAATTTGTAAATTCTGGTAGTAAAGTTGAACTTTGGTTAGTTAAACCAGATAACACGAATCCACGAACACCATTATAATCAGGATTTGAAAGAGAAGCAGTTGGGATTGTTACACTCCATAATTTGTTAGCTGCAGCTGAAGCTGAGTAATCTGAGTTGAAGTTAACTGTAGCCCAAGTAGCTTGAGTAAATACAGCTTGAGTAGTAGCAGTTGAACCTGAAGCTACAGAAGATGAGAATTGGTTAGTAGTGTAAGTGAAACGACCTGCACCATATAAACCACCTGCTGCTGCTGGAGTAGCGAATGGAGTTGTGCTAGAAGCGTTACGGTTACCGTACATTGAGTTACCTGAAGTGAATGGGTTCTTAGTTGTACCATATTGGAAATCTAAGAAGAACACAAGACCTGAAGGTAAGTTCATTGGTTGAACACTAACGAATTCTTTCGCTGCGATTTGACCAAATACTTTACGTACTAAAGGTAATGCGATACCAGCCCAGTTTTCACCATTTGTACCTGATGTAAAGTAAGAGTTAGTACCTGTAGCAGATGATTCTACTACTAATTGCTTAGCTTGGTTTTCAAGCATAAGCGCCATGTTGTTCTTACCAACCTCTTCTAATCCTTCTAAAAGACCTGTTACTTCCCATTTTTTAGCTAAACGGGCAGCGTCACTTTGAAGTGATTTCCATGGATTGGCAGACTCAACTAATGATTGAATTGATTCCATAATTGTTTAAATTGTTTTTGTTTAATGTTTATTTTCTAATACCAGCAATTTTCTGCATGCGAGCGAAAGCTTCACTTACTTCAACTATTGGTTGTTTTGGGGTAGCAGGAGCAATTATTCTAGAAGCTGAACCTAATGATTCTTTAACTGGAGATTTTTTAACAATCGAAGTTGTTTTTAAACTTTCAGTTAATGTTTCATATACAAGTTTAACTCCTTTAACATCTGCTGCTTTGTCAAATGCGTTTAAAACCTTTACTTTGTCTGATTCGGTAAGATTTTTAGCTTTGAAGATTTTATTAGTGTAAAGTAATTTAGCGTTTAGAAGGTTTACTTCATTTAACTCATTTCTTAATTCGTTAATTGTTTCTTCCATTTCTTTAGCTTCAGGTAAATCACCACCACCTGTGTTTCTAGGAGCTGTAGCTTTACCTGCTTTTTCTAAGAAATTAATTACAGATTTACCTGCACTACCTAATTTACCGGCTTTAGCCATGTCTGATAGTTTAGCTACAGAAGCGGCAACAACAGGTAGTCCAAAAGCGGCTAATACAGCGGCAATTTCTGGGCTTATAGCTTCGTTTACCATTTCTTCTTCATTAATTTCTTCTTCAACGTCGTCGGCTTCGGCTAAAAGTTCAGCTAACATTTCATCGATATCTTCTTCGCCTTCCATGTCTTCCATGTCTTCCATGTCTTCTATGCCTGCGTCTTCCATATCTTCTATGTCTTCTTCCTCTTCTTCTTCACCTTCACCTGCCATTAACTTACCAGATGCGATCATGTCATCAATGACTTGTGTTACTAATTCTTCGATTTCTTCATCAGACATTTCTTCAAGCATTAGTTCTTCGTCTAATTCTTCTTTCATGTCTTCAGCTTCTTCCATTTCTTCAGCTTCATCTGTCATTTCTAACTCAGCAAGGATTTCATCGATGTTGAAAGTTTCTTCAAGACCTTCTTCTTCCATGCTGTAATTTTCTTCAACACTCTCTTCTTCTTTTACTTCTTCTTTATCCATTTCGTTTAACTTTTCAGCAAACATAGCGGTTAATTGTGGAGTGAAAGCTTCTTCGAGTGCTAATTTTGCGTTCGCGATAGCTGTTTCTTTAATAGTCTTAGCATCAGCGATTGCTTGTTTAAGCGTTTCTCTGTTCATTTGTCCTCAAATAAATTTTGTTTTGGAAATACGTTTAATAGGAAACGTAATAGATTGTTTACGTGTAATGCTACATAGAGATGTGGGTAGCATATTTGAATATACATATATCAGTATTCTTCAAAGTCGCATTCTGTCAAAAAAAAAGATGCCCTACTTTCGCAGGGCATTTACTTTAATATTTATCTATTAAAATATCGGGCAAGTTCCGTTAGCACATAATATTTCTGTGATAATAGAATTTACTGAAGTGTATTTATTGTATTGATTATTTTTAGATTCATTCATTGCACCTCTTTCTTTCATATATGAACCTGGATTTGAAGGTGTTGATACAAAGTCCCAACATAATAATTCAAAGTCATCTTGTACTTCCATCAAGTCACCCATTTGTCTTAATGAACCCATACCACGTGATGATACACCTACTGGTATTCTGTTTTCAAATAAGGCTTTTAAGATGTTTCCTGATGGTGTAGGTAATATTTCTATAGCTCCCATTACATGGTCTCCGTCCCACCAAATTCTTTTTATATTATGAGAAACGTTTTTTAAGTTAATAATAGATGAGTCTGGGTGATCTAATTCACCTAACGCTCTATTATGTTTTACATTATCCATGTATTTTTTAATCTCACGTTCCCACAAATCTCTAGAATAGTAACGGCCATTACCATTTTTAACTTCAGCTGTAGCTAATATTCCTTCAACAAGTAAATTACTATTATCTGCTCCTTCTACAATACGAGCAGGTTTAGCGTTAAATAAACTTGTTTCTATTAATATTTGCTTACTCATTATCCTTCAAATTTTTGAGTTAAATGTTGTTCTAATTCATCTTTAAAACTAGCATATTCAGCTGGTAATTTAGCTAAAGCTGCTTCAACACTACCTTCTTCATCATATAATTTTTCAGCTACATCTACTGCAACTGAGAATGTTTCTTTATCTTCTGGTCTTAAAGCTTCAGCTAATACTTCCTTAACCATTTCTGAGATTAAAGCACGTAGTACTGATTCTTTTAAAGAGGAAAGACTAGATTCATTTAGTGGTTTTAAAGATCCATGTCCTTTTACTACTAATTTTTTGTCTCCTTTTTTAACAGTTAATGTATTTTGAAAAGTTGAGCCTGAACTAGATCTAACTACTTCTACTTTATCACCTTTCATAAATCCATTTTTTTCTGGGCCATCATATATAGCTTTGTCTCCGGTTTTAAGAGAGTTATAAAACTTAGTTTCAGCTTTAGGATCTTTATTTTCTTTTAAATCACCATATCCTGAAGATTTATGTTTACCTTTAGCTTCTTTTGGAGTACCTAAACCAGGTGCTTCAGTTGTGTAACCTACTCCTTTAACTCCAAATTGACCATCTTTAACATAATGGTTAATATCTTTAGCTAAGTTTTTAGCTACAATAGCTCTTAATTCTTCAACTGTTTTACCTTCATTTTTAGAGTCACCCATTTCAGTATAGAATCCTTTTAAGAATTCTTCACCAAATACATTATCGTAATTTTTCTTATCTTTATAGTCGTAGCCTTTAGTTTCCATATCGACTACATCTTTAGTAGGTTCTTTTTCCTCAGCTTTAGCTTCTTTAGCTTCTTTTAGAGCTGTAACAGGAACCTCTTTATGTGTTTTACCATTTAATTCAATGTCATAAAATTTATCTCCATCACCATCGACATAAGTATTAGTTACAGTCCAAGTTTTATTAGTAAATTTAACTTTATCTCCTTTTTTATAATCTTTAGTTTCTGTTAATTTACCGTACTTGTCATTTATTTCATCCCAAGCATCATTACTAACAGCTATTTTTTTAGTAGTACCATCACTATATTCAACAGTATATGATTTGTCACCATTTTGTTTAGCGTTTACTACTTTTTTAGCTTCTTCAGTAATATTTTCTCTAAATATTTTATGCCAATCAGGAGTAGTACCTTTAGTCACTAAACCACCTATACTTTCAGAGATAATACCTCTGTTTTTAAGAATAACTACTGCATCCTCAAAAGTATTAACTGGAGTTACTAAATCAGGAAATATATGACGAGCTGATTTAAAGAATTGCTGTTTATTACCTTTACCTTCTTTAATAAGGTTATATTGTTCTTGTAGTGTTTTATTCATTTTGTTTAAATAATTTTATTACGTCATCTAAAAGTGAAACTGCTAAATCTGTACCATAAACAGCTCTAAATTCAGGATTCTCACGATAACTATTTATTGTTTCTTTTTTAGCTTCTTGAAGTAGTTTTATAAGTTCTTTTAATTTACTTGATAATAAATCAAAATCACCTAAACGTCCAGCTATATATTTTTTAATTTCTTCACTATCAGTTGGCAATGAAGATAAATATGATTCTATATCAAATCCTGTACCTTCTTCTTCCCATAAATGTTTTACTTCAATACCTTTGGCAGCTTTATTCAAAGTCTTCTGGTTAACTGGTTTAAAGCCTAATTTATAGTAATATATATTCTTAGCACCTTTAGCGTTTTTATTCGGGTTAAAAGCCGCTGGAGTCGCATAGTTTTCACCCGCACCTGCAGTAAAAGAAGCACCAGTACCTGTGGCGCTTTCTTCTGATAGTTTTTTAAGTATTATGTCTTTAAGTTTGCTCATTTTATCTTTTCTAATTCTTCTACTAATTGGTAATACTGAAGAAGATTGATTAAATGGTCATCATTAACTTTATCATTTTTACCTAAACTAGGTAATATATTGATGATCTCATTTATCTTTATTTGAATAGCTTTATCAGTTACTTGTTTATTTAAATTAGATAAGTGAGATTTAATTTCATTTATTTTAGTGTTATAGAACTCTTTTAATTTAGGAGTACTATCAACACTATTGATAAATTCTTTAAGAACGTTCTTCTGATTATTATTCAGATTTCCATATTGGTCATTAAATTTCTCCAATAGTACTCTATAAGTTAAGATACGAACGTCTTTGTCTTGAGATTTGAATTCTTCTATAATATTTTCTTTTACTTCTTCTTTATTTTGAGTTTTAGAAGTTAAGTATTCTAAAAGAGATGTTTTATTTTCTATAATCTGGTCAGGATTAGAAAGATTTTCACTATTATAAACTTCCAATAGTGTAAATAAAGCGGCTTGTGCTTTGTAATTAGGTAATTTAGTTTTAAAGAATTCTTCTAAATTATAATGTTCTTTAATTTCTTTAATTAAATTATACTTTTGTCTTTTTAAAGCAGTACGATTTAAATGTTTTGAACTCTCAATAAGAGTAGTAATCACCATATCAGCTTTAGCCTCACTAGTATTTCTATTTTTAAAGAAACTCTCGTATATTTTATACTCTTTACCTAATTCAGTTTTACTAAAGTATTTTTTTAATATACCCGTAGCAGGTGATTCTGCTCCTGATAAAGTGTCAGCTGTGATTTGTCTCACAAGCAGTTCAAAAAGGATACCGGTATTTTTATACTTCGAATGTTTGATAGTCATTCTAATCGTTATTTTGTCTATAAATATATATGAAAATGTTATTCACGTATCTGTGATTCATCTAAAAGTGAAGAATCGTCTTTCTTAAATACTAGTTTTTTGTCTAATGATTCAAGTAATCTAGAGTTCTTTTTAGCACTTTCCATAGCTAATGGTGAACCACCTTTATAGTTAGGTTTTAAGCTTGGACCTTCAGTATCATCTACTTTCATATCATGTTTACCTAATCTGTCTCTACCAAAAGCATTTCCTTGAGTGTTAATATTTGACGATTTTTCTTCAGGTCTACCTAAAGGAGCATCTTTATCATATCCATCTGGAACACCTATTCCATTTCTTCCAGCACCATATAATGCTGCTAAGTCATGAGGTGTACCATATGATTTACCTGATTCAAGTGGGTCGTTACCTTCGTTTTCAATTTGTTTAAATCTGAAAGTACGTTTTTGGTCTTCGGCTATTAATGCTCTATATTCATCAAATTGATCCTCGCTTAAGTGGAATATATTATCGTAAATCCAATCTGTTGGCAATAATTTAGTTTCCATAATATTGCGAGCTAAATCCACTTTTTCCTTCATTAAAGCCACTCTTTCTTGATCGTATATTATAGAAGGTGTAGTTAAAGATAATTCAAAGTTAGTTAAATTTTCATTTCTGTAACCTTGAGTATATAAGTGAACTAAAGCTATTTTATATAGTTCTGAAAGAACAATACGTTGTAATCTATCAATTGTACGAGCAAAACGAATATCTTCTGCTGCTAAAGTTGCTTTACCTGTTAAGTCTTTTTCATATCCCATGAACGCTTTAGGTACTTTTAATGCAGCAAATAATTTATCTCTTAAATAAACTACGTCATCAATAGCTGTATATTCTAATCCTTTAGTAGGCTCAATCTTAGTTGTTGTGTCATTACCTCTCATTGGAATGTAAAAATCTTCTAATGAGTTTTGTAAGTTATATTTTAGATTATATTCACCTGTTTGTGGATCAATAAATGGAGTTCTCTTCATTGTTGAGATAGTCTTCTGCATGAAGTTTTCTACCTCGTTTGGTGGAATAGAACCTACATTGATATAGAAAATACGTTTTTCTGGGGCACGAACAATACGATGGATTAACATAGCGTCTTCCATTAGTATGTATTGTTTAAATAATTTACGTGCTGGTTCTAGATAAGAACGACCATAAGGAAGATAATTAGTGTCAGCTACTAATCTAAAGTGAGCCATCTCATAATTATCAAAATAAATTGTGCCTGCTTGTTTTTCTTTAGTATAAGTAGAAGCAGCATTCACACCACCATATCCACCTGTAACACCTGAACTATAACCATCTGGGCTGTATCTATATCTTACCTCAGCTGGACTTTTAGGGTCAATACCTTCTTCTCTAGCTATATGGTAAGCAGTATAAGGTATAACATTATACACACCGAATTTTTCAGCTATTTCTAGTTTTAAGAAAAAATCTCCATACTTACACATTTGACGAATCCAACTCCATAAGTTAAATTCGATATTTAATACATCATAGAATAAGTTATATAGAATTTTTTGTGTATCTTCATCACTACTTCTAATTTGAAGTACTTCTCCCATATCATTTTTTAAAGTACACTCATCAGCTATAATATCTAAAGCAGAAGCTACAATAGCATCTGTATCCATAGCATCATAATCTGAGTAAACTTGAGTACGTAAGTATCTCCAGTTTAAATTTAATTGTGAACCATATAATGATGTGGTATTACTTGAGTAAATACGACTGTATCTGTCTACTAAAGCATTTGTTTTAAATTCTCCTGTTGATTGGATACTATTAACGTCCATAACTTTTAACTGGTTACCACCAGCGTTTCTAATTATGACGTCTGTAGAGAATAATCTCTGTAATCTTGAAAATATGCCTGTATCAGCCATTCTATTATTTTAAATTTATTATAAATATCACAAAAGCCAGCTCAAATCCTCATTTCTTCCGTTTATATTGATATTATATGGATTTTGATTCATATTAGGCATATAAGCTCCATTAAGCTGAGTGCGAACTGCCTGTATATTATTTAAAGCAGCTCGAGCTAAATCCATGTTTTGTGACTTAAATTTTAAAGCTGTATCACGAACAAACATTGCTGTTGCCATACTCATAACTAAATCATCATTATAACCAGATTGAGCTTCAGCTCTACCATTTTTCCATATAAAAACTCTCATTTCTTCCAATAATCGTTTAGATCTGATGACAACACTTTTATCACCTATGTATTCTCTAAACTTATTAATTACAAGTGGTCTTGTTTTTAAAGACATTGTAAACCCTGGTACCATTTTTGATGGATCATCTGATCTATCTAAATAGTTTTCAGCGGTTAGCGCGTCACTTTTTGTAGAATAATATAAGTTTTTATATTCTCTTTCTTGTATTGCTTCAATAGTTGACCAACCCATATTTGCGTTTTCAACTACTAACATAGCATTGTTATATTCTGTAGCTAATCCACATAAAAAATAACCAAATTCACGAGGTGATAACTGTCCTTTATACTCAGCTACTTGTGTATTTGATTCAATATCAATTACGTGACATGCAGATGAGTCTTTACCGTCACCTCTAGCTACGTCAGCAACAACCATGTAACTACGAGTATAATCTGGCGATTCCCACACCCATAAGTTACGATCAACTCCCCTTCTCTCCACGGGATCTTTAAGAGAAGTTGCTGAAATATATTCTATTTGTTCGTTATAAAATACAGTATCACCTGAAGTATTAAAGTCACAGTCACACTCTTGTGCTGCTAATCTTGGATCACCTAGTAATCCGTCTTGAGCTTTTCTCCATTTCTCATCTCGCTCAGGGTGAACATACCAAGGTAATTTTATTGGTAAGAAACTAGGTACTCCTTCTTCAACTACACCAGATTCTGCTTTAACCCACGTTTTATGGAACCAGTTTCCTGTACCATATGGAGTAGATAATACAATTGCTCCACCACCAGTTGCTAAGGTTTGTTGAGCTGATGCCCATATTTCCTCTACACCATCAATGAAAGCGGCCTCGTCTATAATTAGAAGTGATACTGCTTCTGATCGACCTGCATCGCCTGCTGCTGAAACTGCTTTAACTTGAGAACCATTACTTAATCGTAATGTTAGTTTATTATTTTCATCCGCTGGTATTTTTAACCATGAAGGAAGATTTTCAAACATGAATTTAACTTTCGTTACCATGTTCTTAGCTGTTTCTTGCTTAGTGGCTATACAAAGAACGTTTTTGTCCTTTTGAAACAGCATTAACCATAATGAATAACCAGCTACTAAAGTGGATATACCTAACTGACGAGATTTAAGTATTATGTCATATGGATTATCTCTCCATAATCGTAATACTTTTTCCTGGAATGGGTATAAGTTAAATTGAATTCTACCGCGAGTAGGGTGTTGAATATAGCAGTATTTTTTCATGAAGTGCGCCGGGTCTTGGGCACACTTCAAGTATTCTTCCCTTATAATTTGTTTAATGTCTTGACTCATAAAACCTTTTTAAGTTAAAATTAACCTATGATATCTGATATCAAGGCTTTAAGGTCTTTACCACCATCTTTGAACAATTTTTTAATTTCAGGCTTGCTGATTAATTGTTTAACAATAGCGATATTATCTTTAGTTGGATTAGCTAATTTTTTCTTTATACCTGCTTCAACTTTGTCTAAACGTTCTTTGTCAGCTGGTGATAATTTTTTAGCAAATTTGCTTGAATTAAATTCTTTGTCAATTTTCTTTAATTCTGCTTTTGAAGGTTCTTTTTCAGGTGCGTCAAATTCGTCATCTTCAGTTTCTTTTAACTCAACATCAATACCTTGAGCTGTTACTTTTTTAATTTCTGAAGGGGGAGTAGTTTTTTTCATTACTACCGTTCCAGCAGTTTTATCGATATCTACTTCACTTAAGATTTCAGTGATTACTTCTTCTATTTGTTTTTTTAGATCTGAACGTTTCATTTGTATTTGGGTTTTGATATAAATATCAAAGCCCTAAATAAAATTTCACTTGTTCTATTCTTTGTTCTGTAGTACCAGAAATTATACCAAAATTAGTTATATATGGTAATGCTTCTTTACAAGCATGTTTAATAGTTAAATCAATTAAATCACGATAATCAGCATTTGTTTCTCTAACTCCATTATTTTCAATTTGCACTCCTACAGGTGACACATAAAATATATAATCATATTCAGGAATAAAAGCAGAAGCATAATTAATAAACTCTTCTTTATCATTATCTTCAATAGACTCAGCACAATGTGCAAAAGCTATAACATCAATCACTGTTCTATCAGTAATAACATTTTCTCTCATCAACTCAGAACAACGTTCAGCTAAGAATATTGTTTGACCTTTTAATGTACTATCTGTATTTAATGGAATACCTAAATCACGTAAATACTTACTACGCTCAGTAGCAAAATAATAGTCTTTAAATTCAGGTAATTCTTTTAAAGCATTAACTAATGTTGTTTTACCTACAGATACTGTACCACAAAATCCTATCTTCATATATTGTTTTATTTATAAGGTAATAAAAAAGGCCTGCATTTGCAAGCCTAATTTAAAATATGTTTGTAAAATTATACAAGATCAATATTAGCAGCTTCTATAGCTCCATTAATAGCACGCGCTAATTCTTCTTCTTTAGCAGTCCAAGTACTATTATCATATGAGTTAGCACCATTACCAAGAACATTAAATAATTCATTTAAGAAATCCATATATATTTCTTGACTAAGGGAAGCCATATTTTCATTTATGTTTTCTTTATATTCTGATTCTGTAATTAAACCAGCTATTTTCTGCATTTTTTTAAATTCTTCATTCATTGTTTTATGTTTTTATTTATAAATATTCCATATATAATTAGAATCGCTGTTTAGCAGCTCCACTTTTGTACCAAGGCAATCCATCACCTGATTTTTTAGCTTTCTTCCACTCATCCTTAGTATGTGCAAACCCATTAATAAAATATTCTTCTTTTCCATCCGGATGAATCACAGCTGGACCTTCCCAATTGTGTAATTTACCATCTTTCATGTAACGTACTGTTCCGTCTGGTGACTTAAAACGCTTTACTTGTAATGTTTGATCAATACCCATATGTTTTTTATTTTATATTTGAATATAACATCAAAACCTTGTAAAGCCAAATAAAAAGTTATATATTTTCCAAATATTCTAAGAAATTTTCATATACTTTTCGTTGTTCTTCACCTGATTTGGTGATAGCTTCACGTAATAATGACGGAACATCTTGGTGAGACTCAACTAAAAGTTGACTAAAGTTATGAAGAGTTAGTTTTTCTGTTAATAAATCCACACTCTCATCACCATAATCTTCTAAATCATTTAAATATAACTGGATATATTCGTTTATTTTACTTTTTGAGAACTTCATATATAATATTTTTTAATTTAGTAAATATCTCATTTAACTGACTGTTTAACCACTTTAAACGCTGTCCAAATCGTTTTCCCTCCATAGGTGTTTCCATGTTTTCTTCTGGGATATATTTGGTTAAAGGCTTTAGATACTCGCTGCCGGTGAGGAATATGAATTTGTCTTTTTCTGGGTTTATACCCGCTGATTTCATTTGTTTTACTGTTTCCTCACCCCATTTTTCTTTCTCATCTTTAGGCATTTCTTTAAGAGTTTTGTCGTATGGAGCTAACTCTTTAGTTAAAGGTACCAAGTGATGCTTAGCAGATAGAATAAACATCTTATCTGGCTTTAGTTTTTTTCCATACTCTAAAGTTTTTTGGAACATTGGGGAAGCAGAATACAGCTCCTGTGCAGGAGCCGTACGATCTATCTTTGATTTAGTGCAACTTAAAAGTACTATTCTAGCCATCTATGATTTATTTATCATAAATATTACTATACTATTATCTCTTTAATTACTTCTCCTCCCATCATATGGTTAAGATGAGCTTTTAAACATTGAGCATAAATACCACCATATTGAGGAGCAACTTTAGTTAAACCAGCAATTATTTCATCAACAGTACATTTATCATAACGTGAGCCTATTTTGAATTTTTCTAGTTTTTTTATCAAAAACTTATAATTGTTGTTACCATTAACTACTTTCAATTTAGGGTGTACATTAAAGATATAAGAAAGATATGGTTCTGAACTTTCATATTCTGAATTAGCCATGATCTCCTTAACCATATTCATGTTTTCTTTATCCTCACTATCAACCATAGTTAATAGATTTGAGAATATATCAATATCTAATGACATACCTTTATTTACTTCTTCTCCAAGTACATCATCATACACAACTTCTAGATCCCAATCTCTGATATTTTGTGGTAAATTCATAAAAAACTCATACTGAGAAAATGCTTTAGAATTACCATGACCATTAAATATTATAGCTCCATTAATTAATGGGCATCTAGATTTTAAACCACTAAAATTAGAATCAATTTGAATTGCTTTCTCCAAATCATCTGGTTTAATTAAAACATATTCTTCATTAACCTCACTCCAATGTGAATTTCCTTTATGCATATACTTTCTAAAGTTTTTCTTTAAAATAGTTGTAGGAATAACATAATATTGATTTGTGAGAGCATTTTTAATCCTAAACATTTCCTCAATAAAGTTATCACCAATAATAACAGTATCTATTTCTCTCCATTTACGACCAAATGTAATATCTAATTTATTTTCTTCAATATGATTCTTTAATTTAAAAGAAGGCAATTGAGATAACTGAGTAGAATATACTTTAGTATTAGTTTTTAAAGTATTATTTTTCCATTTGTTGCGTAACTCTCGATATTCGAGAGCTACGCTTTGTGGGATAAATATACTCTTATATAAATAATATCTATAAAAAGCACTATTGGTTACACCTTTATGATCAGTACTAGTACGAAAATTTAGTTCAGTAAAACTTACTTTTTTCTCAACTAATTGCTTAACTATATCTTCCATGATTATTTAGTTAAAAATTTCAACAGTGTTTTGTTCAACATTAATGATCTGAAATTATCTGTGTCACCATTGTAAATTTCTTTTACAATTTTGTATTTTAAATCCACAGCAAACAATTCTTCATTCATTAACATTGCTAAACGATCAATAATTGGTTTTTCAATTTTATTATGTTTAGCATAAAATAAACTATAGTTAACAATACGTTGTGAGATAATTGACGCTAAGTCAGCGCGATATTTATCATCTTTACCAATTGTACTTTTCAATTGACTAACTACATAATCATCACTTTCATGAGTTAAAATAGTTTGTGGTGAAATAATCTTGTCCAAACGGTTATTAATAAACATTGTGAACAAAGTTGAGAACTCACCACCAACACTACCTTCACCAATCATCTGAATCAAAGGTAATGTAGTTTCAAATGAATCAAGTGATGAAATTGAATTGAAGAACGTAGTGATACTTCGTGAGTTAGTATTTGTAGTAACTAACTCTGGATGTTTCAACAAGAAGTTGATACAACGACTATCTACTTGAGCATTCTCAGCCCACTCACTCCAACAGTTAATATCAAATTTCAAATTAACTGAAATAAATCGTGTTTTTTGAGCGTTGTCAATACTATTTACCAAATAATCACCATTATCAGGATTACTTGTAAGAATGATATGCCAATCTTTAGGTAGTTCCCAACTGATATATTGTTGGCGGTCAATTAATTCCATGACAGCTTGAATGAATCGAATATCAGCGCGGTTCCAGTCATCCAAAAGCAAAATACCTCCAGTTGATTTACCACTAATCCATTCAGGTGGACAGTAACTCATTCGGTTTTTGCCAGTAAATTTGAAACCTAAACGTGTATATTCATCAACAGCATGTTCATCAATCCATACTTTTGATTCATCTTTAGTTACTTCAAACTGACGAATTGGAAATCCTACCAAGTCACCCAATTCCTCAATTTGGGCTAAGTTCAACTTAACAAAATTCAAATCCAATTCTTTTGCTAATTGAACAATAGTTGATGTTTTACCAATACCTGAATCACCAACTACTTCAACAGCTACAGGTGGTTTGTTTGTTTTTTGTAGATAACGATTGTTATCAATAATGTGTTTTAAGAATTCTTTTGCTTCTTTAACGTTCAAATCTACTTGACGTGAAGCAGTACTTTTAGTTGCTTTTTTAGCCATTTTATAACCTATTTATTTTATTTTAATATAACGTTTAATTTTTGAGAGGCCAAATTAATATTGAATTTTGATTGTATGACCCCAACTGCTTTGAACTTCTTCAACATCAGCTCCTTTTTTACATAAAACCATCATTGTTGGTTTATAACTACGTACTGTTCTATCACCGATGAAACCATCTGTTAGAATAATCAAACTACTAAAATGACGTTGGTCATTAAAATATTCAATAATTGGATTCATATTAGTACCACCTCTACCACGTACTGATTCAGGCATGTCTCCATCATATTCCCAAGTTCTATGAATAGTAGCATCACATTCAGCGATAGTAATTTTAATACCTGTTTTCCACATATGATAAATTTCACTGAAGAATTCTAATAGATCTGCGTCACTAACAGAACCAGATGTATCTATACCAACTAAAACATGTTTTTTAGTCTTAATTTTAAGAGCTGGGTTACCTGGAAAACGTCTGTTTAATTTTCTACGTGTTTTCTTAGTGTAAATTTTATTTGAAGTACCAAAGAAACGTCTAAAATATGACTTCCAATCATATGAAGGTGGTACAACTTCAAACAATTCATTAATCATTGACTCTAACTCTGATGGAATAAATCCACGTCCTTTTTCTTTATTAGATTCAACAATTTCTTTAATTTGATGTTTAATCTGATTAGCTACTAATTTCTTTTCAGCGTCAGTTAAACTTTCAAATTCTTCCCATGTTGGATGTAGACCTTTACCTCCTTTTAAAGCATCTAGTAATGCATTTAATTTAGGACTAGTACCATTTTTCTGAGCTTGTTTTAACAAATCATAATACATTCTAGTACCAGCTTTAAGAGGCAAATTCAACTCTGGGAACGTTGTTGGTAAAAGAATATCATCTGTTGGATAAAATGCAGGATCAATATACTGATTAATTTCAATATCCGCCGCTACATTATGCAATTCATGATCATCAAATTTTTCACGGTCTTCTAAGTGGTTGAAACATATGTGTAACAACTCATGTTTTAAAAGACCGATTTTATTGTTGTCTCCTTTCAAAGAATCCCAAAATTCTTTGTTAACTGCTAATTGATAGTTAATATTGTTTTTACAAACACCAGCTGTTGGTACATCTTTACGTTCTACTTTGTTAAGAGTAGACAAAAACACACCATAAAACGGTTCTTTAAACATTAATAACTTACCAATTCTACTAAGATCGTCGTGTAATGCTGACATGCTTTATAATTTATATTTAAATATAACAAGAAAGCCTGGCGAGGCCAAGCTTTCATTTTTGAATATGTTAAAAATCTTAAATTAAACTTTCAGCTACATATATACCATGAGCACCGGATACTGTAATTCCTCTAGCACTCAACGCATCACCAACAAAATGAACATTTTCATATTCTACTAATGCTAAATCATTATAGTTCACTAGTGGTTCAGGAGACAAATATTTTACTTCAGGAATATACACACCCCAATCATCACCAAATTCAAATACTTCATTCATTTGGTCAATAAAATCTTCAATATAGTTAAAATATTTTCCCATAGCTGATCTTACAGGAAATAAATCTATAATTTGAGTAGCTGATACTTCATTACCTTCAGAAGTTGTTGATACTTTTCTAGATGGTGAGTAATATAATCCTTTACCGTTTATTTGACACTTTTGAACAACTTCTCTAGACCACTCAAATGGATTTTCAATACCTTTAATTTCCAT